AAATGGGTCTATAGTTGGATTAACTAAAATATATACAACACTACCAACTACAGGTATATAATAACTACCATCACCAATTTCAGTCATTAATGTTACGGGTAATGAAGAAATTTCAGCACCTGATATTGTTGTTACATTTACTGTTCGTGTTTCAAGATGTATTTCATCTACTATAGCTTGATAAATATGTATATTATTATAAATACTATTACCAGCTAAATTTCTAATTAATTCAGGTATATCCATGTTATGAAAGTTTAATATCTAATCCTACTTCTTGTCTATAACCATCTAATCCAAAAGTTGTCTTTACCGATTTAACACGATAATCACCATTTCTTTCAGGATGAACGGTATCTTCAATTTTTATTATATCTGTTACAAAAGTAGTTGGTTCACCAAATGTTGTAAAAGTTCCCGTGAAACCATCATAATAAAATTTTTGTAATTCTTCTAATCCCAATCTTATTAAATCGTCAGTGTTTTTAGCTTGATAAAAAGCTAATGTTCGTCTTTCACCATTTATTTCAGTATCACCAACTTTAGGTATGTTATTTACCTTATTTCCATTATTATCATATAAGATTTTAATACCATCTAATTGATTTAAAATAGCTTTAGGTATAATTTTACCATCTTGTACTGTAGCCAAAAGTTCATTATTTTTTTGAGTATATTCAATATATACAGATATTTTTTTTCTTTTACTTTTTTTATTTCCATCTTTTGTAACTTGACCATTAGGTTGTAAAAAAGTATTTGAAACAATTGCTGATAATCTTAAATTCTCTTTTGATTTATATTCCAAATTATCATCAATTATATTTGTTTGAAAAGAATAAACTTTTTTAACTTGTAATCCTAAACTATCAGCATACTGTAAATCAGGGTCACTTAAAAATGCTTCACTAAATTCAGGTTGTATTTCAACTAATCTTGAAAAATTTAAAGCATTAAAGATAAAATATGATATTAAACGATAATCACTTTTTAATAATTCTAAGAATTGAGCTAATGATTGATTTGCTGTAATTACTAATTTATCATTAAAAGTTACAGTATCAGGTGCAATTAAAAAATTATCAAAATTAAATAATTGAAAATTCTCAGGAAATTTATCAAACATAATTTGAAGACCTTGTTTAATAGTGTCAACTAAATTACTACCAGCATTAATTGAAATATTTGGCATAGGAGTTTGTTTCATAAACCATCCATTATTAGATAATGATATTTCTAATTGGTCAGATAAAGTTAAATTAGAAATAACTAATTCTAATTGCAATGGAAATTTAGTAAATTCGGGTTCTAATGTATTTGGATTTAAATACATTAATCTTATTGTAATCAAATCACCAATTCTAAAAATTGGTTCTTTATATGTAAAAGTACTATCAGGATTATAATCAGTAATTAAATTAAATAATAAATTATTATCATTATCTCTTATCCCTAAATTAGTTAATGGTAAACTTTCAATTGCTGATTCACCTGTATTAGGTATAACGAAATCAATTTCATCATCAAAATTTGAAAGATTAACATATAATTTATTTTTAGGCAAAATTAATTTTCCCGTACTAATTAATTTATCCCAATCAGATTCCCATTCTAATTTATTACAATGATTTATCCTAATGTTTAAATTTTTAGTTACTTTACGTCCAACTTGCGTTATTAATATATCTATTTTTGGTATTAACATAATTATTGAGCTACGAATTTAATAAATTTATTTTCAGGTATTATATCACTTGAAGCATCTATACTGAAATATTGTGTTGAATATTCACCTTCTAATTGTGGAAAATTAAAATTATTTATCACAATATCCATAATACCTAAACTATTAAGGTATTTGCATGATATTTCAAGTGTTTTTGGTATGATTAGAATTTGATGTAAAACATTCATTTCACCAGCTGGTCTAATACCATAATTTTGACTATTATTAGTGTATTGACCTGTTAATCTACCATCAATTTTAATTTCATAATCACCTAAACCAATGTATTCTTTTATAGTACCATTATTAGCGGCTATTTCTGTTTTAATAATTTTTTTTGTTTGTGTTACAGTAATTAATATATCATTAAATGAATAATAAAATTTTTCACCATCTGGAATACTAAGTTCAGTATTCGGACCATTTATACCAAATGTTAAATTATCCATAATTGGAGTACCAAGTGGTGATGTAACATTTGCTATTGGTTTATCTTGTGGTATATCACTAACTTTAATATTATGTATTTTAACACTATCAAAAAATATTTGTGATAGTGTAGGGTGTGGTATTTTAATTAAAGGACCAACAATGTTTTGTAAAACATCAGGTATATGAAATGGTATTTGATTAGTAAAATTATTACTTGGATTGAATAATGTTGTAGTACCACCATTGATTTGATATTCTAATTTATTAGGTGGTTGTGGTAAAGCTGCTGATTGATTATCAGGTATATTAAAATCTGCCATATTATTTTACGATTAATTGCGAATCATTTATTGCACCACCTAAGATATTTATAATTGCTTCTCTTAATTGTGATGGACTTTCTTTTAAATTAGTTGTTTGTACCATTAATTCATTAACTAAATTACCAATTGTAATATTAATTGTTGTTATTTTTGGTGCTTGTACTTTATTTGCAGCTGAACCTTTATCTTTTCCACCACCCATATTATCAGGTATTGCTGATGGATGATAATTTGCGGCTCTAGCCTTTTCAGCTAATGATTTTTTCTTATTTGCCGCATCAACTTCTGCAACACCTTCATTATAAGCTCCTGTAACACCACCAATAGCTGCTTTATAATCACTAACCATTATGTCGAATGCTTCACCTATACTACCAGTTTTTGCTAAATCATATAAAAATTTAAATGGTGCTAAAATTATATCTAATGCAAGAATACCAACATTTGCTAATACTTTAAATGCATTAGTAACACCACCAACTTTATCAGCTAACCATCCAAAACCAGCAATTAATAATGGTATTCCTAATAAAGCGGCATTTTCAGCTGCAAATAATGCCCATGTTGAAATTGTTAATGCTATTACTTCTGCATTAATTACTAACCACATTCCTGCTTGTATAATTAAAGCATTTGTTACTGTTCGAATTAAAAATATAAGAATATCCATTCCCGTTCCAGGTTTTGTTATTTCAGCAATAAAACTTAATACTGAATTTAAACCATCTAATACTGGACCAAATAACCCTTTACCTGCTTCAAATAAATTAACAAATATGTTTGTAATATTATCTCTAACATTTGAAAGTTTAGTTGAAATAGATTCACCCATTGCGGCTAACGCCCCTTCAAATTGACCACCTTTAGCAGCAGCTTTTGCTAATCCTTCAGTAATTTGTTCATAACTAACTTTTACTTTACCATTTTGGTCATAAACTTGAACACCTTGTCGTTGTAACATACCAAGTACATTAATACCTTGTGTTGCAAATTGGTTCATTTCACGTTGTGTTGCTTTACCTCTATTTTGAATTTTTTGCATCACAATAACTAAACTATTCATTTTAGCATTCATATCACCACCTGAAGTAGCAACAGCATTACCTAAATTTAAAAAATCTGTTCTAGCATCTTTTGCACTACTACCAGCTGATATTAGTTTTTGTTCTCCTTCAATAAGATTAACTAAATCAAATGGTGTTTTTGGTGCATCTCGCATAGCTTGATTAATAACTTCTTGTGCGGCTGCTGAATCTCTTAATACAGTAGTTAAACCAATCTTTGCATTTTCAACTTTAGTACCAGCATCAAAAATAGCTTTACCAAATTCAATGATTGTACCAATAGCAAAAACGGCATTTATGGTTTTACCTAATGTTGTCATTTTACCATCTAAAGCATCAGTTTGTGCATTGATTTTCATCAAAGTTCCTGATATTAAATCAATAGCTGATATTTTATATATAATATTACTAACACTCATATCTAATTCATTTATAATAAAAACAAAAAAAGGCTTCCATATGGAAGCCTTAAAAAAATTATCAGCGTTATTTATACTGACCTGTTTTTTTTAATGAATATTCTAATCTTGCCCAAGCTAATGCTATCTCATCATCATCCATATTATCAACATCTAAATTGAATTTTGAATAATAACTTAATAAAGCTAAAATTTTACTTTCTTCACTTGACTCATTAGTTATTCGATAATCGTCTATTTTTTTTTAAACTGATTTACTAATATCTCAATTGTACCAAATGCTGCTAATGCACCACCAAAATAAATATCATCATCACAAGATTTTTCTGAACTAAATCTACTATCAGATTCTTCTTTAATTAAAATCGCATCAAATAAAGTCCCTGCGGCTGAAATAGTACCTGTTGTTGCTGCACTATCCATTGTTCTTGCTTTAACTAAACGTGAAGGTGTTTTGATATAACCAACAATGTCTTCACCATCTTTATTAAATACAATTGGCTGAACTTCACAATTAAATTTTAATGATAGTTCTTTTGCTTTTTTTTCTAATTCTATAACATCCATACGTTTTAAGTTTTATTTTAAAAACAAAAACTTAATTTAGTAGGGTAAATTATTTATTATCCATGTTGAATACCAGCAATAACTAAATCTAATGTTACTAATAATTTAGTATCATCTTGTGCTGCCTCGACAGCATCATTAGTAAATTCACACATTTGTAATGTGTCAATTTTAACTGTTGTATTATTACCAGCATATACTACCTGAATATCGAATGGTGCAATGCTTAGAATATCGTTATTTGGTGCGGCATCAATAATACGTTTTAATTCATCTTGATATATTTCAATACTCGCCTCGTATTCAATATTACCATACCCTCTTGATATTGGTTCATAACCAAAACCATAATTATTTTCTTTTTTTTGGGTTCTTTTATAATTAATTTTAGTAATACCAATAATCGGTACTCCAAATAAAATTAATTTTATATTTCCCCAGTGATAGTTTATACCGTTTATAAGTGGAACTGCTGCCATATTTATATTTATTATTTTATATTATTTATTAAATTGAAGCTGCAAATCCAATATTTACTACAATATTTCTTGCAACACCAATTGGTACTAATGTTATTGTTACTATAACTATTGAAGTACTTGCAACATTTTGTGCAGGGTCTATTGTTACACTAATTGCACTAACTTCTCCATTTCTTACCATTTGATTAACTGATTGACTTGCTTGTGAGGTCAAATAAGCTATTGTACTGTCTTCTAATGTACCATCTGATTTTAATAGTAATGGACTATTCAAATTAGGAATTAAGTCGCTATAAACACCTCTAATCGCTTTATCAATAGTTCTATTATTTTCAATGAAAGCATAATCAGAAGATTTTGCAATTGCAGTATGAGAATCATTAAAATAACTACCACTAACATTGATTAATTTTCTAAGGAAAATATATCTTTTAGTATCAATTAAATTTAATAAATTGGTAGAAATTGAAGCATCATTAATTGATACACCATTTGCAAATCCAATTCCTTCATCTTCTGTACCATTACTGATATTAAATTTAGAAACCCACCCTATGTTTTCGTGTACTCTTGCTAATGCAACAGCACCTAAAGTAGCACCTAAAGTTGTAATTGATTTTGCATTACCCCAAGCTAATTGATTTCCTAAACCACCACAATCTTGTGCAATAACTACAGAAACTTTATTACCAGTTAATGTACCTAAATCAGTAAGAGTTGATAAATTCGCAACAGCTGTAATATCAGATGCAAAAATTACTGACAATGGAGCTATAAGTGTATCTAAAATAGCACATGAACTTTGAATTACTGTAATATCATTAAAATTAAATGCTTGACTATTTTGATAAATACCTAATTGTTTAATAGTACCATTTGAAGCTGTACTCATTAATCCAATTTCAGCAAATGTATAAGCACCTACAGGTACTGCAAAAATACCAACATATAAAAGTCCTTGTGGTTGTATTCTGAAAAATTCAGCAATATGATAATGTTTAACAGCATTTTTAGATGCAACACCACCAGAATAAGCTGTTGAAGTTGCTGTTAATGTACCATTTGTTAAAATAGTAAAAGTTTTTGTATTTGGAAAAGTTCCTAAACCAACTTTAGCTGTGATTGTAATTACAGTACCAACAGATGATGCAGAATAACCATGTGAGTCTGTTCTTAAATTAAGTGCTGTTACAATACTTTGAGTTAAAGCAGTAATTGTAGTATCAGTAGATGTTTGATTATATGCTACCAATTCAACTATTTTATAAGTAGCATCAACTAATGTACCACCACTAATTGTTTTACTACCATTATTACCACCTTCCAATGTTTGAATAATAATTCTATCACCAGTAGAACCACTTGCGGTAATAGTTACAGTAGCAGTAGCTCTAGTTTCGTCACTATAAGTATTTGTAATACCTAAAGCTTCAGCATCTTGTACTGAAAATATTTGTTTTATTCTATCATTTGTTGCAAATCCTGACGGTAAAGTATTGTCATAAAAGACCATACCACTATAATAATCAGTTCCTGCTAATGCACGACCTAAACCACCTTGACCTTTAACAAATGTTATGTTATTTAATGCCATAATATTTTTATTATTTATGTTTTGTTATTATTTTTTGTAAAAAAAGGTAGTAGTTTTACCCTACTACCTTTAATTTACTTTAATATTTTATTATTGATTAAGCACCAGTGAAGAATGCAAGTGTTAAGTTAGTACTCATTTGCATTTCATAAGGTTTAGCAACACCAACACCAAATTTGAATAACATTTTATAGAACCATAATGTACTATTGTTTTGTAATCTATTAAGGTCAAATTGCATATTTTCAATACTTGAAATAGGCATATGCAAATTAGATTGTACAGAAGCATCTGCCCATCCGAAGAAGAATGTATTTTCAGGCATACCTGCTACAACTACTACTTCATAACCTTTATATTTATTAAGACCACGTTCAGTAGTATCATTATTTTTAAAAGTTGTTGTTGTTAATGCATCTTCATATTTTTGACCATCTTCAACTGACATAACAAATCTCAATTTAGTATATCTATCAGCTCTTGAAAGCAACGCTCTTGGAGTAAGTTGTTTTACTTTTTCCATTTCAGCGATAATATTTGCTGATGTTAATCCTGTATTGATTGATGTGTTAGCAGAAGTTGCTGGTGTTAAACATTGTTTGATAATACCATCAACAAAACGTAAGTTGTTAGTCGCACCAGTATAAGTTTTTGAACCTTTCCAAATCAAGTTTTCAACATTTGCTAATACTTGTGAAGTATAATTACTTGATAAGTAATTTTCAAAAGTAACAGGTAAACCTCTCATAAGCAATTTGCTTGAAATATCAGCTTGTTGCCAGTGGTTTTCGAAAACAGTTGGTTCAAATTCAGCATATCCCATAAATGAACCTAATACACAATCTTTATTAGATAATGTAGTAGAACCTGATGCTGTTGGAATAGATGCTCTATCTTGTAATACAATTGTTGATTGTACTTTAGGGAATGTATATTGGTCATTATGAACATCTGATGCAATGTAGAATAAATTTGCATTCAATGAATCTAATGCAATTACGGCATCAGTGATGAAAAAGTTTTTCTCCGCTTGGGTATAGTTAGGAGTGGTAAGTATTAAATTATTTGCCATTTTTTAAAATGTTTATATTTTTTATTATTTATTTTCTTTTACCGAAATTTAACATTTCCATAAAAGTTTGTGGTGTTTTATTACTACCACTATTATTTGCATTATTTTCAAATTTTGGTGCTTCTTTATTAATATTTAATGATTTAATAATTTCTTTAGTACTATTAAAATCAGTTTTACATAAATTAAACCAAGAGTCTTTAGTTTCATTTGATATTTTTCCAAGGTCTACATATTCATTGATAAAATTTGTAATTTCTTTTTCTTGAATATCAGCTTTTAATTGGGTCAATTCACTTTGTAATTGGCGAATAATCAAATCTTTTTCGTCAATTAAATTTTGTGGTGATTGCATAGGG